GCGAGAATAGAAGCCTTAGAACGAGAAGTCGAAAAGCTGAACATCGAAAAATTAAATTTAGAGTATCAATTAAAACAAGCACAAGATGCAATTAACAAGTAGAATTACTACCATCACTCCGAACGGTGAGTGGTCAAACGGACAAAGAACATTTAATAAGTACAGAGTTACTTTTGCAAATGGAGATAACCTCAGCTTCTTAGCAGTAGGTGATTTTAAAGGACAAGTAGGAGAAAACCTAACTTATCAGAAAAATGAATCGAATCAAACAGGAAAAGTCGTTAGAGAGAATGGCTTTCAAAATCAAGGCTCTTATTCTGCACCTAAAAGTTCGGGAAGCAAGGAAGACACGCAAACCTACATCATTAGGCAGTCGATGATTAAAGCTGCGATTGACTATCACGCTTTACAAGCACACGGACACACATCTGAAAACGATGTAATTAATACTGCAAGAAATTTTGTAAACTTCATCAATAATGGATAATATGAACATCAAAGGAAAAATTAAAGTAATCGGACAAACTAAAACTTTTGGTAGCGGATTTACTAAAAGAGATTTAGTAGTAACTACTCAAGAGCAATACCCACAAGATATCTTAGTAGAGTTCACTAAGGATAATTGCGAAACTCTAAGCAACTATAATATCGGAGATGAGGTAGAAGTAGCTATCAATCTAAGAGGTAGAGAGTGGACATCACCACAAGGCGAAGTAAAGTACTTCAATTCTATTCAAGGATGGAAGATTGCATCTTCACAAGCTGAGGTAACCGTAGAAGCACATTCTCCTGATAGAGAAGATGACCTATCTTCTGTAGAAGATGGGTTACCATTTTAATTTAAAGGGGAGCTGACCACTCCCCTTTTTTATTATCTTTAGACAAAAGACAACCAATGATAGTAAACATAGCAAAGACATTAGACCAACTAAACGACATACGAACAGGCAAAATAAAAGAAGGACTCAAGTTAGGAATCGAAGAGATAGATACCTACTTCAGATTTAAAAGGGAGTTCACTGTAATACTTGGACACGCAAATGTAGGTAAGACTCAAACGATGTTATATTTAATGTTTCTATACACACTCAAGCATAAGATTAAGTGGCTGATTTTCTCCTCTGAGAACGAGCCTCATTCTTTGTATAGAAAACTTATAGAGTTCGATACAGGATTACCTTTAAATAAAGTACCTGAAGATGAGATACGAAAGCGACTAATAATGTTAGCTCAGTACTTTCAGATTATCGACCCAAGTGAGATGTACACTTATAAAACACTACTATCGGAAGCTAAGGAGGTAAAGAAGAAGTTTAACTATGATGGATTTTTGATAGACCCTTACAACTCCTTAGTAACCGATGTAGCTGCTGCAAAGTTAGGTAAGCACGAATACGACTACTTAGCAACGACTGAGTTCAGACAATTCTGTACAGAAATGAATTGTGCAATATGGTTAAACACTCACGCTAACACCGAAGCTCTTAGAAAGACTCACACGGCTTCACATCCATACGCAGGACATCCTATACCACCGAATGCAGCAGATGTCGAAGGAGGGGGTAAATTTATCAACCGCTCAAATTCCTTCTTATGCATACACAGATACTTGTCCCATAGTACGGATTGGATGTACTCACATTTACATATAAAGAAGATAAAGGATATTGATACGGGTGGTAAGCCTACCGTAATGGATGAACCGATTAAACTACGCTCAGTACCTAACAATGTAGGTTACTCAATAGATGGGGTAAACCTTGTACAAAAGATAAAACAACAATTAACCAATTAGATATGACAATTCAATTCGGAGAGTATCAAGTGCATATCCAACTCGTACCTGCTTATGGGTTCGGCTTGGGTTATTTGTACTACAATCCACTTTTAGAACCTGACACAGACGAGATAGACGAAGAAGACTACTTTGAAAGACACACAGTCTTAATAACCTTCTTTGCTCTCATTGTGTCAGTATGGAAATATTAGAGAAGTTATTTAAACGACATAAGGATTGGTGCAACATAGTAGAGAGCTTTGGATGTAATCCTGACACCGCAGAAGATTTGGTGCAGAGTATGTACCTCAAAATCGGTAGATTAGTAGCTGAAGGTAAGGATATCTCATTCGGTGATGATGTAAACCACTTCTATATCTTTAGAACGCTTACAACGCTATTCTTAGACCATAAGAGAAAAGATAATCGTTCGGGTATCATCTTAGAGGATATTGAAGCTGAACAAGATGAAGAGGTGGACTACGATTCGAAATACCAAAAGATATTAGATGCACTCGAGGAGTTGTATTGGTACGATAGAAAAGTATTCGAGATTGTAGAGAACGGAGAGAGTATCTCAGAGCTGAGTAGAAAAACTAATATTAGTTACTACTCATTATACAACACTTACAAGAAAGTAAAGAAATACTTAAAGAACAAATTATAAAGAGAAATGAAATTAGGATGTTATGTTAAACTTGGAACGATGGTACACGCAATTACTGAGCTGCTTACTTTTGGTAATGCGTATCGAGTTGCCTTTTGGATTGCACGAAAATTCGGTAAAGAGGATTGCGGATGTCATAGGAGAGAGTTATTTCTTAATTGTTTAACCTGCAAAGAAGAGTGTGATGAGTGAAGAAGATAAATTGTTGTGGGAAGAAACAAGACCTAAGCGTACTGCAACATATTATCAGAGAACGGTAATGGCAGACTTAATGACTAAGTACTACGGAGTAAAGAACAAAGTACCTTGTGCTTGTCCAAGTACGATTAAAGAGATTATAGGACAATTAGACAAACTAAACGAATGACATTAGAAGAAGCGATAGTAGCAGTATTTAATACCGAAGGATGGGAGCTGACAATTAGAAACGGAATCGCTCACGGTAAAACACCAAAGGGTAAAGATTGCCTAATGATTCTCCGTAAGAAGGAAGAGTTAGAAATTAAGAAGAACGAACTTGTACTACTAAGAAGTAGTGCTAAAGAAGTACAGTTGTATTTTGTAATTACTAAGCGAGTAGGTTATTTGTTTTGGATGAATGATTTAATACTGACTTCTGATAATGATAAATACCTACTTGAGAAATCACAAGCTGCAATGATATACGCAAACGATTAAATAAATAATTATGCCACTACCTACCAAGAAACCAAACGAACAAAGAGATGAGTTTATTGCACGATGTATGCGAGATGATGTTATGACAAAGGAGTATCCGAATAATGCTCAACGATTAGCAATCTGTGCAGTACAATGGAGAAAGTAAGATACGAAGTACCCATAGACAATTACCTATACCGAGAGTTTAATAAGGATAGGAGTATCAATTCTTTCTTTAAAGCATCACGGGTAGGAAAGTGTATGCAGCTCATAGATGAGTACTTTTTAGAAGTAAGAGGTGAGATAACTAAAGATGGGTGGAAAGACTACTACTTATCTAAAATCAACCGAGAGAATCTTGTACAAGCATCTAACTTTATTAAAGAGAAGTATCAGATAGATTTAATCACCGCATCTGAGTATGTATTCCATCGAGTAGTAGGTCAGACTTGGAACGGGTTTTTGTCAGAGATAAACTGCATAGATAATCTAAAGGAGTACTTCCCTAACCTTGAGTTTAAGAAAACACCATACGATATAGATGAGGAGTACTGTACCGATTGGGAAGCATACTCGAACGATAAGTTAGTATTCGGTATTCAGATGAAGCCTGAGTCGTATCAGTTTATGAGTCATCCTTATCAGCTTAAAGCAAAAGAGTATCACGCAGCTCAGGTAGAAAAGTACAAGGAACGATTCGGAGTAGGACACTTCTTTGTGTACCATCATAAAGGAAAGTTTATACATAGCCAACCTCTCATAGATAAGATAAATACTTATCTCCTTATGAACATCAGAGTTAATCTCTAAATTTTTTTTGTCAAAAGTTTTGTAATTAACAAATGTTTATTATCTTAGCAGTATAATTATAAAACAAATACTAATTAAAAGACAGAATTATGAAAAATTTTATTCAACAAACAATTAAGGAGCAAATCGCAAATAACGAAACTCCTGCTATTTCATTTACAACTCGATTTGAGGATTGTGGACACATTCAGTTTAGCCGTAATGATTGGGCAATTTTCTTTAATGCAGAATGTGTACACATATCTAAGACACTTGCATCCGCAGTTAAAAAGTTAGAGAAACTAAATGTAACTGAATCAGATTTTATAAATTAATGATACCATACCACGACAAATTAGAACCTTACAAAGCAGTCAAGTACGCAGCTAATATGGAGTACTTACTTGCTATCTTAAAGAAGCAGAAAGAGAATAAACCTTCTGAGGTAGTGGATAAGATGATTAGTGCTTGTTTAGAGATTTTTTTCTATGTGAATAATCTACACACGAACAGAGATGCTTACGAGCATATCATATCGGAGCAGCACTCATCTAAAAGAGCTTATCAGTTAAAGCTTAGAGAATTACAAGAAAAATTAAACGACATAGAATTAAACAACAGATTTGAAGATGAAACAAGAGGGAATGACTAAACTATCATCGGGAGTGATTGTAGTTAGAGAATTAGAAAACGGAGTATTAAAGATTAGAGCTTACGACCCTATCGAGTGGCAGTTCAGAAAACTACAATGGTGGTCAATAGCTAAGAAAACTATTAAAAGATTGATAAAGTAATTATGAAGACAACTACATTAAATACTATACTTGACAGACTTATAACTTCTGAAAAAAACAATGAAGTTCTTAGACAAAAAAACATAGGTCTTAACGCAAGAGCGCAATCTCTTGAAAGTCAAATAAAACAAATGAAAACTGAAATTATCGCACTTAAAGGAGGTGTAGATATTAGCGGTACAAAAGCATTAAACATTACAGTTAAAGAAAGTTATTAAATCAATAATCAATGGATAGTATTACTTTATTAGATGGTTCGGTTTGGGATAAGCAAGAACTATTAGAGAAGATGAATGATGATAGCTTTTACTACGGGTATCTATCGGGTGCTGCACTAAGTTCTTCATCACTTAAATTATTATTAGACTCACCTAAGACTTACTACAATGTAACTAAGTATGGTAACGAGGAGAGCCAAGCACTAAGAGATGGATGGTTATTCCACACCGCAATATTAGAACCTGAAGTATTCTCATCTCAGATATTTGTAGATGTACAGAGCAAGAATACGAAAGCATACAAAGAAGCCGTAGCAGAACACGGAAAGGTATTCACCGCAGCAGAGAGAAGTGCAGCAGAGCGATTAGCAGATGCGTTCCTAAGGAATACTAAAGCAGTAGAGCTGATTAGAGATTGTGAGTTCGAAGTTCCTGTGATTGGTGATGTAATGGGATTCCCATTTAGAGGTAAGGCTGATGTACTTGGCAAGAATCGAATCGTTGACCTTAAATCTACCTCCGACATCCGTGCCTTCCCTTACTCAGCACGAAAGTATGGATATTCGGTTCAATGCTATCTCTACGCACAATTATTTGGGATAGATTATAAAGACTTCGTATTTTTAGCAATGGACAAGAAGAGCCTTGATATCGGTATATACTATTGCTCTGAGGAATTCTATTTTGATGGAGAGCAGAAAGTAGAGAAAGCATTAGAGGTGTACGATACTTACTTCTTACAAGCTGCTGATTTAGACCAATATTATTTAGAAGGAATATTATGACAGATAGAATAGTAGAAAGGGTAATTAAGCTATTTAGGAAGCGTTCTAAGCGAGGTATAGAGAAATACGGAGTAACATTAGAACAAAACGATTTAACTAACTCACAATGGCTACAACACCTCCAAGAGGAGTTAATGGATGCAGCCTTATATGTAGAACGATTAAAACAAGCGATAGATGAAAGTAGAGAGATTAATACAAGAGATTAAAAAGGAATCAGGAATTGATTTATTTAGAAACACACGAAAAAGAGAATACACAGAAACAAGAGCATTATTTAGTTACTTCCTAAGAAACTACTTCGGATACAAGTTGCACGAGATAGTTGAGGTTTATAGAAAGAACGGGTACACTACCCATCACGCTACTATCCTGTATGCGGTTAGAAACTACAAAGAGGTGTACTTGCCATTCTCACGCATTCTAAAGGACTTAGATGAGAAGATGTATATCAAGTTCGGTAACCACAATGAAGTGAAGCTACGCACTCTTAAAATGCGAATAGATAGCCTTCCTGAAGAAAGATTAGATGAAGCAAAGCGTTTAATAGAAGAACTCATTAACTAAGATGCGAAATAAACAACAAAGAGAAGAGATACTACTACACCACTATAAGACTTGGAAAGACACTACTAAGAACAAATACCACAAAGAGTACGCAGAGATAATGTACAAAGCAATGCTCGATGGTAACTACAAAGAAGTGTACTCAGCATTAGGAGGAAGTAAGAAGGCACTATACGACCCAAGAAAGAATGTTACCTACCTAACAATGAATGAAGCTGCTGAGGCTTATAAAGTATCTAAGACTACGATGAGTATTAACTATCTGAGATACGGATTAAAAAGAGTAATTATATGATTACTAACGAGGACAATATGGAACTAATGGCAAGGTATCCTGATAACTACTTTGACCTTGCAATAGTAGACCCTCCTTATGGTATTGGTATTAGTTCTAATCCTGTTCGCCAACAACACGATAAGAAACAATGGGATGATAACATACCTAACGATATTTACTTTGAAGAGTTGTTTAGAGTTAGCAAGAATCAAATAATATGGGGTGGTAATTATTTCGACCTACCTCCAACTCAAGGTTTCTTTATATGGGATAAGAAGCAGCCTCACGATTTTAGTTTGGCAATGTGTGAGTATGCTTGGAGTAGTATTCAAAAACCTGCTAAGATGTGGAGTTTAAGTGTTCTTAAAGAAAGAGGTAAGATACATCCAACTCAAAAGCCTGTTGAACTTTATGAATGGCTTTTAATAAATAACGCTAAAGAAGGAGATAAGATATTAGATACTCACTTAGGTTCAGGAAGCATAGCAATAGCTTGTCATAA